AACCAGGAGTTATTACGTGGAACGATATAATACCAGGAGCAACAATGGTTTGGACACCAATAAAACCGTACTAATATGGCATCAACATTTTCAACAGATTTATCATTAGAACTTGTAGCAACCGGTGAAAAAGCTGGTCTATGGGGATCTATTACAAATACAAATTTACAACTATTACAAACAGCAGCATCAGGTTATGTAGAAGTAACTTTAAGTACAGGTAACACTACATTAGATTTATCTGATGGATCGGCGACCGCGGATGGTAAACATCTTTATATTAAAGTTATAGGAACTTTATCTGGTAATGCTAGTTTAACAATGCCTGCATCTACAACAGGTGGTAATGCTAACAGAGTATTTTTTGTAGAAGATGGAACTGTTAGAGGAAATGCAACACAAAGTTTTACAGTAACTTTACTTACTGCAGGTCAAAGTGCAGCAACTCAAGTGCCTCTTCCTGAAGGTGCAAAAGTTTTAGTTTATTCTAGAGGTAGCGTTCCAGCTACAACTTTATCAATGATGGAAAAAGGTTTTACAGAAGTAACAGCAGCTAGCAAAACTGCATACACAGCAGTAGCTGGTGATCAAATTGGTGTAGACACAGTTGCAAACATTGTAACAATAACACTACCAGCATCACCTGCGCAAGGTGATGAAGTAACTATAATGGATGTATCTGCATCTAATGGTTTTGCAACTAACAAATGTATTGTTGGAAGAGGTGGATCTAATATTCAAGGTTCTGCATCTGATTTAGATTTAACTGCTAACAATCAATGTGTAACACTAATTTTTACAACTGCTACAAAAGGCTGGCAAATAAAAACCAATAGTACATCATAGGAGTAAAAAATGCTTACTCAAATTAAGTTTGCTCCAGGAATTGACAAACAAGATACAAGTGTTGGTGCAGAAGGTAGATGGGTTGACTCTGATAATGTTAGATTTAGATATGGCCTACCAGAAAAAGTCGGTGGTTGGCAATCATTACTTAATGATTCTATTGTAGGTGTAGCTAGAAAACAACACGCTTTTGTTGATACTGAAGGTAATAGATATGTAGCCCTTGGTACAGATAAATTTTTACTTTTATATTTTGAAGGACAACTTTTTGATATTACACCTTTTAGATGTAGTAATGCAGGAGTTGTAGATTCTTTAACTAGTTCAACATTAGCTACAAATAGTACATCAGCTAAAACTTGTACTATTACAACAACAACGGATCACGATTTATCTGTAGGAGATATTATAGAATTATCATCTGTAACCTTACCAAGTGGTACGGGATTAAATGCAAGTGATTTTGAACTTAAATTATTTCAAGTATTGTCAGTTCCAACTCCTACAACTTTTACAATAGATTCTTTAAATCAAGCAAGTGCCGTAGTATCAACAGGTGGTACAATGACGGTTAAAGTTTATGAAACAGTAGGCCCAGCAGCGCAAACATATGGTTATGGTTTTGGTGTTGGAAACTATGGTGGTACAATTACAGGTGCTTTACAAAACGATTTAGACGGAGCGTTGAGCGCGGATACAAATGGTAATAATGGATCAGCGACACAAATTAGATTAACATCTACAACAGGTTTTCCAACAGCAGGAACAATAGCTGTTGGCAATGAATTAGTAACTTATACTGGTGTAGCTGGTGTTGAATTAACAGGTATAACTAGAGGTGCATTAGGAACAGCAACGTTTGGTACATCCAATGGACAAGCCCACAACGATGGTGCTGTTGTTACTAACGCAACAGATTTTTCTGGATTTGGTAGTGCAGTGGAAGCATCATCAGTGACACTAGAGCCAGGACTTTGGTCATTAAGTAATTTTGGTGAAGTGTTAGTTGCAACAGTAGCTAACGGTAAAACTTTTACTTGGAACGCAGGAATTACAGCAAGACTTACAACAAGAGCATCTATGTTAACATCTGGATTTGAAACAAGAATAGATGCAGCAACGGATAGTGGTAATCCCACTGCAACAAGAGTAACACTAATATCACCAACAACACGTCACTTAATTCATCTTGGAACAGAAGTAACTATTGGTACACCCTCATCACAAGATGATATGTTTATAAGATTCTCTGAAGACGAAAATATAAATAAATATACACCACAAGCAACTAACACAGCTGGTACACAAAGACTACAAGATGGTACAAAAATCATGGGTGGTTTAGTTGCAAAAGAAAATATTCTAATCTGGACTGACAATGCTTTGTATACAATGAAGTTTGTTGGAGCTCCGTTTACATTTGGATTTGAACAGGTTGGTACAAACTGTGGATTGATTGGTAAGAATGCAGCAATTGAAATTGATGGTGTTGCTTATTGGATGGGTAATAATGGATTCTTTTCTTTTGATGGTACAGTAAATACTTTACCTTGTTCTGTTGAAGACTTTGTTTATGATGATGCAGACACTACAAAAGGTCAACAAATAAATGCAGGTATCAATAACCTATTTACAGAAGTAGTATGGTGGTATCCAACATCTGGATCTGATTTTAATAATAGATATGTAGTTTATAACTACGGTCAAAATAATGCAAAATTGCCTATGGGTAATTGGTACACAGGTACAAATACAAATTCAATTAGAACTACTTGGATTGACTCTTTGGTTTATCCAAAACCATATGCAACAGCATACAATAGTTCTAACACTGGTACATTTCCACAAGTAATTGGTGAAACAGGTTTAGGTCAAACAGTTTTCTTTGAACACGAAATAGGAACTGATCAGGTTAATCCTGATGGTAGTGTAACTACACTTACATCATTTATACAATCATTTAGTTTTTCTTTACAAAAAGATCAAAGTGAAGTGTTTTTAGCTATGCGTAGATTTTTACCTAACTTTAAAGTATTAACAGGTAACAATCAAGTCACACTATCTATAAAAGATTTTCCTGCACAAGATGATATAGAAACTGCATTGAGTCCCTTTACAATTACTTCATCAACTTTAAAAGTTGACACTAGAGCTAGAGGACGATATGCAAATATAAAAATAGAAAATACAGGTCCTTCAGAATCGTGGAGATTTGGTACGTTTCAAGTAGACCTACAACCAGATGGAAGGAGAGGATAATGACAAAAGTCGTAGTAAGATTACCAGAACCTAAAAAAGAATATAGTGAGGATAATCAAAGACAAATTAACAGAGCATTAACTACAATCATAGAGCAGTTAAACTCTACATATCTAACACAACAAAAAGAAGATCAAGAACGATTTACTTGGTTAGGATTAGGCTAGTGGCAAATATATATAAGAACCAAAAACAAGATTTAACAACTACAGATATTACAACTTTATACACTGTACCTTCTAATTCTAGAGCAATTGTAAAATCTATTTTAGTTTGTGATGATAGTAATAATGGAAGTACAATTACACTAACACTAACGGATGCATCTGGTGGTGTGTTTGTATTGTTTGATGTAAAATCTATAGCTGGTCACGCAACAGAACAATTATTAACTGAACCATTAATTTTACAAGAAAGTGAAATATTAAAAGTAACCGCTGCAGATGCAAATAGATTGCACGTTGTAGCATCAATATTAGAAATCAACAGGGAGGACAGATAATGCCGTTTATAGAAACAGAAGCTTCTGTTAGGTATGAAACAATTAATGGTAAAAGAGTGCCAGTAATTACGCCTAAATGTGAAGTAACACTAACCAACACAGAAACAGGCCAAGAATATATGTCAGATGCGGAAGCGTTAGCGGATGTACAAAATCCAAATACAGACACCAAATCAGAGCATATACGAAGGGATGTAAATGTGACTGTAGAAGAAATAAAAATAGGCGCTGGATTTAATATCAGCGATTGATTATTAGGAGAAAACCAAGTAAATTAGTAGATTATGGGATTATTCAAAAAAGCAAAAAGAGTAGTTAAGAAAATAACTAAACCAATAGCAAAAGTATTAGATAAGGTAATACCTAACGAAATCAAACCTTTCTTACCTTATGCGGCTGCGTTTACTCCATTTATGTTTGGTCCCTCTTTTGGAACTGGATTTGGTTCAGGTATATTTAAAACTGCTGCTGGTCAACAAATGGCTGCTAGAGCTTTAGCAGCAGGTGCAGCTAATTTAGGATCACAGTTAGCACAAGAAGGTAGTGAAGGAGATTTTTCTGGATTGTCTACATTGTTAGCGGCAGGCACAGGTGCATTATCAGCTCCAGGTGCAGGAGATACGTTAAGAGGTGGAATAGCAAAAACTACCGGAAGAGAAGCAGGTATAATGGCTCAATCAGGAATTACACCAGCAGGTGGAATAGGTGAAGGGTTTTTACAAAGTGCAGAAAATATTGGTAGAGAGGCATTAGCTGGAAGTGCAGATTTTTTAAGTGTGAAACCAGGAAGCGGAGGCATAGGAGATATCTTAAGACCAGGTGGAACAAAAGCTGGTTTAAATATGGCAACAGCACAAGCTGTTTCAGCTCCATTCACACAAGGATCGGTAGATCTTGCTATGGCTACAGCTAGAAAAGCTTTAAAAGATTACGAAGATGAATTAGCAGCTTATGAATTAGAAACAGGAGCAGCACAAACAGCCTCCGATGATGCTAGAAGAACAGCTATTATTGCTGCAATGACAGCAGGACAACATTCACAAGACATTATTGATGAGACATTATCATTATTAGGATTAAGAAATGGAGGTATTGTTTCTTTCAAAGATGGTGGTATAATGAATCTTGGCGGTAAAGAAATGGATATGAGAACCGGAGGTTTTATACCCATAGGTAAAAAAGAAAGAGCAGACGATGTCCCTGCAAGATTAAGTAAAAATGAATTTGTAATGACAGCCGATGCTGTAAGGGGAGCAGGCGGTGGAGATGTTAATGAAGGTGCAAAGAGAATGTATGAAACAATGAACCGATTAGAGGCAAGAGCATAATGGCTGAAACAGTATCAATAACACGACCGGCACCGGTACTAGAAGCATCACTTACTAATTATCTTAAAGCATTAGATCCATTAGTAGCACCACAAATTAATACAGCTGCATATGCACCAAAGATTGCAGCAGAATCACAATTACAACAAGATGCGAGAACCGCGGCTGGTGGATTAAGTTCACTCGTAGGCCCACAAGCTTTTGAGGCTTTTATGTCTCCGTATCAACAACAAGTAATTGATACAACTTTATCAGAATTTGACAGACAACAAACTATTGCTGACACGGCGATGAGAGACAGAGCTATACAAGCTGGAGCTTATGGTGGTGGACGAGAAGGTGTACTTGCAGCAGAATCTGCAAGAGGTGCAGCACAAAGTAGAGCAGGATTACAAGCACAATTATTAGCACAAGGATTTCAACAAGCACAAGCAGCGGCAGCACAAGACTTGGCAGCAAGACAAGGACTTGGAACTTACCAAACACAATTAGGTCAAGCTGGTCAAGCGCAACAACAAGCAATATTAGATGCAGCAACTGGAGCAGCAAGAGAAGCAGAATTCGAACCATTCACTAGATTAGGTTTAGTAGGTCAACAACTTGCACAGGTACAACCTGGTGCATTCCCGACTCAAACAGTCGGATATCAACCACCAGCAGCGCCGGCTAGTCCATTATCAACAGCATTAGGTGTTGGTACAGGTATAGCTAGTATTGGTTCTAAACTAGGATTATTTGGCTAATGAGTAGAATTTTAAGAAGACCGATGTTTAGAGGTGGGCCAGTAGATAGCTACGGCACGGGGATCGCGACTGGGTTAGCTGATGGTGGTAGAGTTCCATTAGAAAGTGGTGGTGATTTTTTAAGCACACAAGAAATTATAGATTTAATAGAAGCAGGAAGATCTACTCCTGAATTGTTTGAAATGCTTATAGATAGAGGTTATGGTGGAGTTACAAAAATAGGTGAAATGGAATATTCATTTAATCCAAATTATACAGATTCAGAACCAAAATTTTATATGGAACAACCAAGAGCAGAACCAGAACGAAATTTTTTAGCTCAACCAAACTTTGCAAATGGTGGAATAACTAATAGTCTTGGAATTAGATCACAATATAGAAATGGTGGAGTATCTTATAATCCGTTTAACAAAGCACAAACAAGTAACTTATTAGGAAGAAATACTTCTAAAGTATTACCTGACATGTCACAATTTGGAGAAAGTAAAATTACAAGTATTTTTAATCCTGTGCAAATTACACCACAAGGTTTTCAAAAATCTTCTCCAATGCCTGGAAGTGATGAATTAGCTATGTTAATGAAAAATTTATATCCAGGATCAGCTTATGGTAAACCAATAAGTGAAGAAGATATTGAAGAGTCTTTAGAACAAGGTCAAATATTCGATAACTATGGAACTGCAAGTTCAATTAGAAGAGGTGAAGGTGAAAAACTTGAACCATCTTCTAGAATAGAAGATGGTTTATTTGGTTCAGGTGTATTTGATGAAAGTGACACTTTTAGAGAAAGAAAAGGAGAACCAGGTGAAGAATATGCCTCTACATCTCCAGAATTAGAAGCTATAAGACAAGAAAATATAGATAAAATAGACAACTCACCAAAAGAAGTTAAGACACCAAACGTAAATGAAACAGATGAGACAGAAGTAACTATGACTGATCTTGAAAAAGCTTTAGGTTTAGACAAAGCTAGACGTAGAGATCTTGGTGATATGTTAGGTAGAGCATCTGCAGCATTTTTAGGTACAGGTGATGTAAGAGAAGGGTTATCAGAATTTATGGCAGCAGAAGCAAAAGCTGGACCAAGCAGAACTGAAAGAATTAAATCTATTGCAGGACTAGAAGAATTTAAAGCTAAAAAAGCACAAGAACTTTATGAAGCTAAATTGACTTCAGCATTAAAACAAAAACAAGGAACCAAAGGTTCTTTACAAAAAGACATAGAATATTTAGGAACATTATCAGGAGCAGATAGAATAGCAGCTTTAGGTAAATTAGGATACAAAGCACCAAGTTTATCTGCAGCAATTAAAGAATTAAAAATAACTGGACAAGCTCCGGATCCAGCAACAATTATAAATTTAGCAACATTATATATAGGTCCTGATTTTCAAGGTGTGGTTGATGTAACAGAAGAAATGTCTGGAAAAGCTGCAGGAACATATATTACAACTGATGCTACTGCATTAATTATTGTTAACGAACAAGGCAATACGAGACTTCAAAAACTTTAATCATAAGGAGCTCTAATGGCAACTGTAGCAGATCTTTTAAAAGCAAGCACAGAAGTAGACACACTTCCAGCAGAAGATAATAACGAAGTAAGCACAATGGCCTCTATCTTTGCAGGTATTGGATCTGGTTTAATTGACATACCAAAAGGTTTATTTTCATTAGGTGCAAGTATCTATGATCTAACAAATGATACTAATAAAGCAGCAGAAATAGAAAAATACTTTGATGATCTTACAAATTTAGATGAATTAGCACAAGCTACAGCTGCGGGTAAGATTACAAAACTTTTAACAAATGTTGGTTTACCTGGTGGTATTGCATTTAAAGCTGGAACAAGTTTAGCAAGTAAAGCAGTACAAGCTAAAAAAGCTGGTAACTATTTTAAAGTTACAGGTGCAAATGGTAAAGCATTAAAAGATGTTTCAGGTAAAGCTAATCTATTAAATACAAAAGGAAAAACTGCAAAATTTATCGGGGGTGCTACAGCTGGAGGTTTAGCTGAAGGTGTATTTGTTGGTGATGTAGAAGAAGCAGGTACATTTGGTGATCTGTTTGGTGGACCTACAGAATTAGAAAGAGATGATGAATATGATCCAGAAAGAGAATTAATTAATAGAGTTAAGTTTGGTACAGAAGGTGCGTTATTTACAGGAGTAATAGGTGGTCTTGGTTCTACATTAAAAGCATTATCTAAAAGAGGTAAAGATATGCGATTCTCTAATTCTAAATTAGATAGATTTTACGATAAGGTTGCATCTAAAGTTAGAGCAAGAGGTGGTAAGACTCAAGAATTTTTTGATATAGAAAGAGGACAAGTTGGTGCAAGATCTGCTGACGTAAACTTTGCACAACAGGTTTCAAGAGAACTAGATAAAAATATAGATGCTATCTTTCCTGCGTATAAAACAGTTACAAATAAATTAGTTGCAAAAGAAAGAAATGATTTATTAAGAGCTTTGAATGAAGCGATGTTATCAGGCTCACCTAAAGTTGATGAAAAAACAGGTAAAGTTTTATTTGGTGAAATAGATGAAGCAAATAAAAAAATTGTTGATAATTTATTAGATAAAGCAAAAGCTAAACCAAATGTAAGAAAAGCAATTTATGGTAATTTAGATTCTATTAGAACTGGTTGGGGTGATATGTTTAGTGCATTGGGTGGTAAGATATCAAGAGATAAAACAGCGTTTAAAGAATTTAAACAATTATTTGGTAAAAAGTTTCAAGACTATTTAGGTTCTACTTACGATATATTTTCTAATAGATCTGTATTACCTTTTTTAAGTTACAAACCTACAGAAGAAGCTGTACAGAAAGCAATTACATTATTTAAAGATGTTGCAAGACAAAATGGTAAAACAATTACAGATGGTCAAGCAGAGTATTATGTAAATAGATTAGTTAAGACTGCTCAATTACCAAAAGGATTTAAAATGGACAAAGCATCTAATGTTATATTCAAAATACCAGATTTCTTTGTAGGTAAAACCGTTTTAGATGATGCAGTTTCAGGAAAAGGTTATGCTAATATGGTAAACCTACCTAAAGAAGCGCAATCAGTTATTAAAGAATTGTTAGGAGAACAAAAAAATCCTATGCAAACAATACTGGCTGGCACAAGTAGATTGTCTTTAGTTACAAGACGTAATGAATTTTTTGATGACTTGGTTAAACAATCTGAAGCAGACAAAGCTGCGGGCAAACGTGGTATGTTTTACGAAACAGAAGCAGAAGCATTTGATGCTTTGGGTCCAAATATTAGAAGAATAAATGTAGATCCTAATAAAGCGTTAGAAGCTGGTATTACAAACCCTATTAACGGTAAGTATGCAATTGATGAAATAGCTGATGCACTAGAAGAAACTAATAATGCATACACTAAAAAAAACACTGGCGCACGGATTTACGAAGGGTTAGTATTAACTCCAAAAGCAACATCACAAATTGCTAAAACTATTTTATCACCAGTAACACACGCAAGAAACTTTGTAAGTGCTGGAGCATTTGCAACAGCGAATGGTATTATACCATCACCCACTGCTATTAAAGATGCATATCAAGCATTACAAACAGGATTAAAAGGTACAAGAAAACAAAATGATCTATATAGAAAACTTTTAAAATTAGGTGTTGTAAATTCTAATGTAAGACTAGGAGATCTACGAGGACTATTAGAAGATATTGACTATGGTGCTACGGTTACATCAGATAAAGCATTAAGAGGTTTATTAAAACCATTATCTAAATTAAAACAAGTATCACAAGATTTATATACAGCGGAAGATGACTTTTGGAAAATTGTATCTTGGGCTGGTGAAAAATCTAGATTAGGTAAAGCATATGCTGCGAAAGGTATTACGAGAACCGCGGATCAATTAGAAGAAGAAGCAGCCAGTATAGTAAGAAATAATATACCTAACTATGATTATGTAGGTTCTTTTATCAAAGGACTACGAAGATTTCCTGTTGGTAACTTTGTATCGTTTCCTGCAGAAATAATTAGAACAAGTACAAACATTGTAAGACGTGGTCTTGATGAAATATTTACCACAATGAAAAACGACAAAGGCGACACTGTTAGACCTTTATATAAAATAGGTATGCAAAGATTATTAGGTATGGGTGTAACAACAGCAGCCGTACCATATGCAACAGTTGAAATGGCAAAAGCTCTACACAATGTAACTCAAGATGAATTAAATGCGATGAGAAGATATGTTGCTGACTGGTCTAAAAACTCAACATTAATTCCATTAAGAGACAAAGATAATAAATTAAAGTATGTAGATTTCTCACACGCAAATGCATACGACACAATATCAAGACCAATACAATCAGTTATCAACGCGGTACAAGCTGGTGAAAAAGATAAAGATGGTATTATGGATGATTTCTTAAAAGGAGTAATTACTGCCACATCAGAATTAGGAGAACCATTTATATCAGAATCTATTTGGTCAGAAGCTTTAGCTGATTTATTTATAAGAGGTGGTAGAACAAGAAGAGGTTCTAGAGTATTTAATGAAGATGATTTGCCAGGCACAAAAATGTCAGAAGGTATTAAACATTTAATAGACGCACAAATGCCTTTTTCTGCAAAACAACTTGAAAGATTAGGTCTTGCATTTAAAAACAAAGCAGAACCAGTAGGTGTTGTAACTAAAGGTAAGTTTGATGACTATGGTGAAACTTATGAATTAGGTAATGAAGCATTAGGATTTATTGGTGCAAGAGCAATACCAATAAAACCAGAAAGAGCATTTAAATATAAAATTGCTGAATATCAAAGAGGAGTTTCTAACTCACGACAATTGTTTACAACAGAAGTTTTAAAAGGTGGACCAGTTACGCCAGAAGCAATTGTCAATGCATATATAAATGCAAACAGAGCTTTGTTTCAAAACACTAGAGATTTTTATAGAGATATTGAAGCTGCTAGAATTTTGGATATGCCAGAAGATGAATTAGCTAAACAAGCGATTGAGAGATTAGGTAGAAGAACTTATGGAACTGTTAGTGAATCTGTTTTCAGACCATTAAATATTTCAGATAAAGTAATACAAGCTTTTCAAGAAAACGCAGATAAACTTGGAATTGAAAATCCATTTATACAAGCAGCACCAATACTTGCAGATATAAAAGCAAGATTATTTGAAATACCTCTGACAGAAGAAGGTATACCAGATATAACAAATCCATTTGCAAACTTACCTGAACCTAATTTAGGTCCAGTAAGTCAATTACCACCAGTTGTAACTGGTGCAAATCCTTCGGTTATGGCTGCAAATCAAAAGCTAATACCAGGGAATTTTAACAGCTTGACACAAGCACAGAAATACGAAATACTTTTTGGCGGTAATTAATATGGCAATAGAACCCAAAACAACAAGAGAACACATTTTATCTTTGTACGGACACATATCAGGTGTTAAGAAAAATTTAAAACATGTACACGAAGACGTCGAGAAATTGGGCGGTAAGATAGATAAAGTCTATTGGGTTCTTTTAGCAGCTGCGGGTACAGCTGCACTCTTCGCTATAGAAAGGCTAATAAATTAATGCAGCTTTCGCGTAATTTTAGTTTATCAGAATTAACCAAATCAGATACTGCAATACGTAAGGGTATTAACAACAACCCTAGTGCAGAACAAGTAGAAAAATTAAAAGCATTGTGTGAAAATATTTTACAGCCGGTACGTGATCACTTCGGCAGAGTAAAAATAACTAGCGGATTTCGTAGCATAGAATTATGTGAGGCCATCGGCAGTTCGGCACGATCACAGCACGCAAAAGCTGAAGCGGCTGATTTCGAATGTATCGGCATAGACAACGCTGAACTCTTTGATTGGATTAAAGATAATCTTACCCCAGATCAACTTATACTCGAGTTCTACACTCCAGGTGAACCTAACAGCGGATGGATCCACTGTAGCTGGATACCTGATCAACCAAGAGCATCATTCTTACACGCCTTTAAATCAGAAGGCAAAACTAAATACAAACCAATACTAGGCAAAGCAAAAGATTTAGTATAGATAGCCTGGATGAAAAATAGTTTATTAGTACATAAACATTTAATCGTCCGAGCAGAAGCATCTCGTCCACCAATGGACGAAGAACAACTTACAGAATGGATGAAAGAGTTTGTTGATTCTATAGATATGAAAATATTTATGGGTCCATACGTTAAGTATTGTAGAATGCCAGGCAATAGAGGTATTACAGGTGTTGCAATTATTGAAACTTCACATATTACTATGCATATTTGGGATGAACCAAACCCTGCACTAATGCAGTTTGATGTTTATTCGTGTGGTGAGTTTGATGTAGAAAAAATCTGTAACAAAATAAAAGAAGACTTTGCTACAACTAAAATAGAATATAAGTTTTTGAATCGCGAAACGGGTTTAGTTGATATTTAACGACACATACAGCCAATAAAATTACCAGAATCATCATTCATTATATGCAAATTTAGTTTATCTACATACCCTGTTAATTTAATTCGAAGTATGTCACATAAATCAAAACAATCTACATCAGCAGTTATGACTATGCCTTCCATTAATTTTTTTGTTACAGGTATTAGATGATACAAACCATCATTTAAAATAATTAAATCCATTCTCTTAAATCCTCTCCCATAATTTCTGTAGCTATATTCATCTTTTTACGCAATGCTTTTACTATCTTTTCATCTACAGTTTTTGGTGTTATAAAATCAACGTATGTTACCGACTTCTTTTGACCTATTCTGTGTGCTCTGTCTTCTGACTGTAGTCTTTTTTCTAAATCATATCCATTAGAATAATAAATAACATTATTAGCAGCAGTCAATGTAATACCATACCCACCTGTCTGTGGATTACCTATAAAAAATCTTGCATTTGATTCTGGGTCCTGAAATCTTTCTATATTTTTTTGTCTAACATCTGCTGGTATTGCACCATAATATTGTACAATAGAGTCTTCACCGTGTTTTTTAGATATAGCTTTTACAATTTGTTTTATATCGTACACATAGTTGGCCCATATAATAACTTTACCTTCTACTTCATCAAGGACATCTAATAATTCAGACATTCTATTATTTTTTATTTCTGTGATTGTATCATCATCATTCTTTAAGTGACCACAACTGATCTGATGTAAACGCATTAGTTGTGTTAATACGTGGGGCGCTGTAGCCATCTTGCCTTTTAGTTGAGCGAGGGCCGCGGATTTCATAGTAGTATAAATTTGTCTTTGTTCATCTGACAATTCTACTTCTCTTTGTATATATATTTTTTCAGGCAGGTCCAAGCAATCTTCTTTTAATACTCTGTAAGAAAACTTTTTTAAAGAGTCTGATAATTCATCTAATCTTTTATAGCCACCTACAATCTGTACCCTACGACCACCAAAGTTTCTATCTATCATTGTGGCGTATCTATTTCTAAATGTATAATAAGAATTAAATCCAAGTAATTCTTCGTGTAAAAAATTACATTGTGTATATAAATCTAATGGTGATTTAGTTACAGGAGAGCCTGTAAGAATTCTTCTGTATTTTGCTAGCTTACCAAGCGCAAGAATAGCTTTTGTTCTTTTAGCCGTAGGTGTTTTGATGGTTGTAGACTCATCAATAGCCATTATTGTTTTATGGCAATTAAGAAACTTTGTGGCAAATTCTAGACCTTTTTTAGTCGAGAATGCTTCTACATTCATAATAAGGATGTGAAGGTCATAGTCTATTTTAAACAATTGTTGATACTCTTTATCCTTTGCTTTGGATGTAGTCGCAGTCCATAGTATCGTTTTATGATCTATGTGGCTAGGTAAATGATTTGGTATTTCACCAGAAAACCAGTTTCTATAAACACCTTTTGGTGCTATAATTAGCGCCGCATTTATTTTACCTTTATCATACAGCATAGCTATATTATCAACTAACACTTTAGATTTACCTGTACCCATTTCCATAAAATATCCATATTCATCTTTATCCCACGATTTTTCTAACGCAGTAATTTGATGGTCGTATGGCTTTGTCTTAAATTTATAATTCATATTTTTTTCTACTTTCTATGTTGACAATTATATATAACCTATGTTAAACGTTGTCAAGAATTAAGAAATGAAAAATAAAATATTTGAATTGTATAAGCCAAACTCTTTAGCAGAGTTTTTAGAATTTAATAAAAACAATCCTGAAGAAAGATTTGTTTATGTAGTTCAACAACCAGCTCCTAATATAAATATATTAAGTGCATCTGATTTTGGTTATCTTGTAATATGTTTGCCTAACAGAGACCAGGCAATATTATCTACTGCACCTTATGTACAGAAGATGAAAAAAAATTTACAAGATTTTCGAAAACAAGATTACTTGCTTGCTGTTGGAGATCCTGTTATTATAGGTATATCAACTGCAGCTGTAAGTGAAGTTACATCAGGTCAGTTTAATATGTTGAAGTGGGACAAACGTGAATATAGATACTATCCACTTGAAGTAGATATGTATCAGAAAGGATAATTATGTCAGACATAAGAGACGAAATGATTAATGACTCAAAAGATTTTTTAGATACAGTTGAAGTTACAACTATTGCACAAGAATGTGTAAATTTAAAAAAAATAGAAGATGAAATAGCAGAGTTAGAAGAAAGACTTAAAGATAAAAAGTCAGATGCTGATCACATCAGCTCAAAAGTAATTCCAGAATTATTAGCAGAACAAGGACTATCAGAAATAAAATTAGCTGATGGTTCTAAAGTATCTGTCAAACAAGAATTTAGAGCCACTCTTCCAAAAGATGAAGTAAGAAGAGATGCAGCTTATAAATGGCTTCGAGATCAGGGGTTAGGGGATATTATTAAAAACAATGTCTCTGTAACATTTGGTAAAGGAGAAGATGACAAGGCCAAATCTTTGATTGACCTTGCGGTTGAGAATGGTTACGAACCAAATCAGAAATCTGATGTGGCTTGGAACACATTAACAGCCCTTTATGAGGAGCGTGTCAAGGCCGGCCTTGACATGCCTTCTGATGTCTTTAGTCTTTGGATTAAGGACAAAACTAAAATAAGTCGGAAATAACAACAAAGGATAAAGAAAAATGAGTAAAGAAGTAATGAAAAAAGGATCGGGGTCAGTAGCTTTGTTCGCAGACGATGTGGCTACAGGTTTTGATAACATGACGCAAGATGATCTTGCGTTGCCTTATGTCAGAATCTTGGGTCAATTATCGGCACAAGTGAATGAAGGGGATGGTAAATACATCGAGGGTGCTAAACCTGGGATGATTTATAATAATGTTACCCATGAAATATTTGATGGGAAAAAGGGTATCAAGGTGGTGCCATGTTATTATAAAAAAGACTATCCAGAGAAAAGCGACAAAGGAGATGGGAATCCATTAACAGTGGCTACACATCTACCTAATAGTCCAATAATCAAGACAGGTAAAAGAGAGGGTGCCAAGATTAGATTACCTAATGGTAATTATCTTGAAGAAACTGCTTATTACTATGTTTTGATGGAAACAAAAGCAGGTGGTATGACACCAGCGTTGATTACTATGAAATCATCGCAGCTTTCTGTCAGCAAAAATTGGAATTCTATGATGAAAACCATACAAATTGAGGACGGAAAAGGTGGATTTGTTACACCACCAATGCATGCAGTTGTGTATAATTTAGCATCGGCAATACAAAAGAACGATAAAGGTTCTTGGTATGGCTGGGCTATTACGCAAGACAGAATTATGGGACAAGAAGACAAAGGTTTGTACAAAAGTGCAAAAGAATTTTCTTCTAGTGTTTCGGATGGAACTGTGCAAGCAAAAGCTGATGTAGAAGAGAAAGTATCGGAAACTACTCCGTACTAAATTAAATGAGGGGGATTGTGAGATCCCCCTTTACAAAGAAAAAAGAAATGATAATACAAAAAGATAAATTCAAAAATATATTTAGTGGACTAACTATAGCATATGGACAATATCAACCTGGAGAACGTGGCGAAAACGGAAAGCAACAAGGAAAAGCTTTTATTGTACGTGGTGACGTCACCGACGAACTCTGGGAAAACCATCTCACAGGAAAAGGTCCAGCCCTGGGAATCATCCCTATTACGGAAAACAATGATTGTAGGTGGGGGTGTATTGATATTGACGAATATAACTTTGATCATACTAGCCTCATTAAAAGCATTAGGGATAAAAAACTTCCTCTTATAGTTTGCCGAAGTAAATCTGGCGGAGCTCACGTATTTTTATTTACTAAAGAAAATATTCCTGCATCATTGATGCAATCAAAATTAAAATCTATGGCCATCATACTTGGTTATGAAGGCTCTGAAATATTTCCAAAACAAACTGAAATACTAGTGGATCGTGGGGACACTGGTAATTTTTTAAACCTGCCCTACTATAATGAAATGAAAGGACTGCGTTATGCTATCAACGATAATGGCGCCGGTTGTACACTTGAAGAATTTTATCAGCTCTATGATAAATTTGTTTGTACCAAAGAGACAATCGACGAAATTAAAACAGAAGAGAAAAAAATAGAAGAAGCATTTCCTGGAGGTCCACCTTGTTTAAATAAACTTGCAACAACAGGATTTGGACAAGGCTCTAGGAACAATGCATTATTTAATATAGCAGTATACTATAAACAATCATCACCAGATACTTGGGAAGATAAAATTGTAGAAGCAAATTTAAAATATATGGACCCAACTTTAAGTAATAGTGAAGTTCAACAATTAATAAAATCTGTAAATAGAAAAGGTTATGATAAATATCGCTGTAAAGATTCTCCAATTAATGCAGTATGTCAATCAGGTTTATGTAGGACAAAAAGATTTGGTGTAGGATTTGGTGAAGAAGAAATGCCAATGTTAGGAAGTCTTACAAAATATTCTTCTAAACCACCGGAATGGTTTTTAGATGTAGATAAAAAAAGAATACAATTAAAATCAGAACAACTTTACAGTCCACAACTATTTGCTTTAGCGTGTTTAGATCAAGCTAATTTAATTGTACCAGTACCTAAACCAAAAGATTGGAAACAACATTTTTTAAAACCTATGATGCAAGGTTTACAAGAAGTAGAACCTTTAGAGTCTTTAGATCCTGTAAATGAATTAACAGGACTATTACAAGACTGGACAACTAACAGACAATCAGCAAGAACTTTTGACGATATATTAAATAAACTACCATACACAGATGAAAAAAGAGAATTTACATATTTTAGAATGGAAGACTTTTATAATTTTTGTAAAAGAAATCATTGGGAAAAAGATAAAAATCAAACAGGTAATTTAATTAAACAATTAGATGTATTTGTAAATGAAGAAAGAATGCGTATAAAAAAACAACAACCAAGATTAATTAAAATAAAAACTATGAAACAATTAGAGGCAAGTACAACACAAGAAGCTTACCAAGAGGAGGTATTTTAATGTCTAAACCACCAACATACGATAGAGATGTAGGCAAGAATTGGCATTTAAGATTTAGGTTAATAATACAAGAGTTAACTGAAGAATTAGAATTAACACAAATACAATTAAAGATAGCAGAAAGGAAAATAAAAAAGTATGAAAACAATAATACTGGGTCCACCAGGAACGGGAAAGACAACAACGTTGTTAAATTTAGTAGACGAATTTATACAAGATGGGATAAGACCTAAACAAATAGGTTATTTTTCATTTACAAGAAAAGCAGCAACAGAAGCAGCAAACAGAGCTTCTGAAAAATTTGGTTTAGATATAGAAAATGATTTACCATTTTTTAGAACACTACATTCTTACGCATTCAATCAGTTAGGAATGACAAAAGAAAAAATGATGAAACCAGAAGACTATAAAGAATTTGGTGAGAAGTGTGGCATACCTATAAAGTCTGCAAAATTTTCTGACGGTGATGGTACATTTAATTCTGACAATGAATATCTTACAATAATAAATACTGCAGTTGTTAAAAGAATGGATCTATTAGAGTATTATGATTCAAGACAAAACATTCTTGATATAGAAAGAAACACATTATTTTTATTATCAGAAGAACTTAAAAGATTTAAAAAAGAAAAAGGATTAAAAGACTTTAATGATTTGTTAGAAGATTTTTTAGAAAAAGAAACTATTAATAAGTTTAAAGTATTATTTATTGATGAAGCCCAAGACTTATCTTTACTACAATGGGAGATGGTAAGAAAGATTTGGAACAAAGCAGAGAAAACTTACATAGCTGGTGATGATGACCAAGCAATATTTAAATGGGCCGGTGCAGATGTAGATCACTTCATTGCACTCAAAGAAGAAGTTGATGACATACAAACATTAGATCAATCTTACAGGATTCCTGGAGGACCTATACACGAACTATCTCAAAAAATAATTAGTCAGGTACAAAATAGATTTGATAAAAAGTACAAACCAAGAACGGGAGAAGGAGTAATGCGAAGATACTCTGACATCACCCAGGTAGATATGTCCGAGGGTAATTGGTTAGTGTTATCTTCTGCGAATCATTTTTTAGATTCAGTAAAAGAAGTTTGTGAACTACGGGGTTGGTATTATCAATACAAAGGACGTAATTCTATACCACTTAAATTATTGCTAGCATTAAACAATTGGGAATCGTGGCGAAAAGGAGGCATGCTCAATCATTTAGAAATAAAAAATATATATGAATATTTAGGATCAAATGTTTTAGAAGGATTTAGAAAAGGTAAAACGTTGCATTCTGATGATAAATATACGATAAAGGAGTGTGTAGATAATCACGGGTTAATTACTCAACAGGTTTGGTATGAATCTTTTGAAGGACTTGATCCAATTACAGAAAACTACATTCGTAATATGAGAGCAAATGGAGAAGAGATAAATAAAAATCCTAGAATAATAATGTCAACAATACACGGAGCGAAAGGAGGAGAAGCTGACAAAGTTTTACTAATGCAAGATTTAACAAACGCAGCTCTTGAAACATTTAGTTATGATCCAGATGAATTACATAGATTATTTTATACTGGAGCAACAAGAGCGAAGCGTGAATTGCATGTATTAGATCCAAGAGATTTTGATAGAGCTTATATACTATGACCAACAAAGATTTATTTAAAGGTACAACATACGATACTTTAGAAAAACAGGTAGGCGGGAAACACTATCGCAATATGAAAATTCAGCCAGCACATTTTATAAATGAAAACAAGTTGCTTTTTGCGGAGGGTAACGCTATAAAATATATATGCAGACATTCTGCAAAAGGTAAAGAGGAAGATGTGAAGAAGGCAATACACTATTTAGAGATGATACTTGAAAGGGATTATTCGTGAGAAGTACCCAGATACCGTTGTTTACTCCAGAAACGGAATGGGTAATGCCAGAGGAATTAAAAGATCTTCGAGGACATAAAGAAATATCAATAGATTTAGAAACTAATGACCCACATCTAATGACCCTTGGGTCAGGTAATGTTACCGGCAGAGGGCACATTGCTGGCGTTGCGGTGGCCGTAGAAGGCTGGTCAGGGTATTTTCCGATACATCATGAGTCTGGCGGCAATATGGACAAAACTTTAGTTTTATCTTGGCTTCAAGATATTTGTAATCAAGAGGATACTACCTTTATATTTCACAATGCAATGTATGATATCTGTTGGTTGAGAGCTGCAGGTGTAATTGTCAAAGGTAAAATAGTTGACACTATGATTGCAGCATCATTAATAGATGAAAATAGATTATCTTATCAATTAAATTATTTATCAAAACACTATGTTGGTATTGGTAAAGATGAAAGTATTTTAAATGCAGCTGCAAAAGAATATGGTCTTGATCCTAAAAAAGATATGTGGCGACTGCCTGCATTATTTGTAGGACAATATGCTGAACGTGATGCAGAAGCTACACTTAAACTTTGGAAAAGATTAGAAACAGAATTATATCAACAAGAATTATGGGACGTATTTAACCTGGAGACAAAATTATTTCCTTGTTTAGTTGATATGAGATTTAAAGGTGTAAGAGTTAATCTTGACAAAGCAGATAAGATTAAAAAAAATCTTATGGATCGAGAGTCTAAAATAGTTAGTAAAATCAAGAGTTTAACAAATGTTGATGTAGAAATACATGCAGCAAGAAGTATAGCAAAAGCTTTTGATAAATTAAAACTTCCATATGACAGGACAGAAAAAAGTAAAGAACCATCTTTTACAAAAAACTTTTTACAAAACCATCCACACGAATTACCAAAACTAATTGCAGAGGCAAGAGAAATAAATAAAGCTCACACTACATTTATAGATTCAATAACTAAACACGCAGTTGATGGTAGGATACACGCAGACATAAATCAAATTAGATCAGATGCAGGTGGCACAGTTACAGGTAGATTCTCTATGAGTAATCCAAACCTGCAACAGATACCAGCAAGACATCCTGAACTAGGACCAATGATTAGATCTATTTTTATTCCAGAAGAAAATACTACGTGGGGATCTTTTGATTACTCACAACAAGAACCAAGAATTTTAGTACACTATGCAAAGTTACAAAACTTAAATGGTGTTGATGAAATTGTAGATGCATACAATCAAGGTGATGCAGACTTTCACCAGGTTGTTGCAGATATGGCAGGTATTGAACGTAAGCAGGCCAAAACAATTAACCTTGGTTTGATGTATGGTATGGGTAAAAATAAATTAATGGCAGAATTAGGATTGATGAAAGATTCTGCAGAAAAATTAATAAGACAGTATCACAACAAAGCTCCATTTGTAAAACAACTAATGGATAATGTATCTCGTAAAGCAAATGATCGTGGTAAGATTAGAACTTTGTTAGGTCGTGCGTGTCATTTTGATCTTTGGCAGCCTGTACAATTTGGTGTATTTAAACCATTACCACTAGAGCAAGCGCGAAAAGAATATGATGAACCTTTGAAACGTGCATTTACGTACAAAGCTTTAAATAAATTAATACAAGGAAGTGCAGCAGATATGACTAAAAAAAGTATGGTAGCATTGTATGAAAATGGTATAATACCACATATACAAATTCACGATGAAGTGGATATCTCTGTTGAATCTCCAGAAAAAGCTGAACAAATAATAGAAATAATGGAGAGTGCAGTAGAGTTAAAAGTTCCAAACAAAGTGGATTACGAACAAGGAGAAAATTGGGGCGATATTAAGTAATGGCTTTATTGAATGCAGACATACCACCTCAATATTGTAAAGTACGGAAGGAGTATCTTTATGACTTTAAAAAACATCACGGAGAAAATGAAGAATGCGTTATCTTCGGGCTCACATCTATGGCAGGAGCTGCAACACTATTTCACATTATGTTACCAAATGGTGCGGTCTTTTTTAGACTGCCTATATCAGCGTTTTTTCAAAAAGAATTTGACAGAAAAGATGTGCCAGATATGCAAGTGGACACCCTTCAGCTGTGGAACAGCTTTAGTTATTATCCTAGTGTGCATATGTTTAATTATCTAACATCACAGCGCGGTAAATATTTCGGAAAAGATAAAAAATTATACTATGGTGAATATCTGTTCACCATTGATTGGTGTCATCCTGAAAGTAATATTTTGGATACTGAACACAGTGAGATTCCTCATGAGCATAAGTGTGGACATGTGTTGGCTCTTGATAATGGCAATTATGCTATTCAGCCTAATAATAGGATC